GCGGCGCGCAGCAGCGGCAGTCTCAGCACGAGATCGATCATGGTTTCGCGGTCGTGGCACGACACGTTGGCCTCGTACGAATATTTATCGTCGACGCTGAAAAACTTGTTCACCACGTCCGTCGGGTCTCGGGGATCGTCGAGCATCATGCGCGCCGACGATTTAATCAGTCCCTTTTGTAAAAAGTCAAGATCGAAGCGTGTCACTTCGTTGCGGTTGAAGCGAATAATTTTCTGGGGATTGACTATGGAGTCGGCAAAGACGTTGTTCTCCAAATACAACTTTGAGGGAGTCATGATGAAAACACAGTCACTGAACCTGACGGCAATGTAATTTCGGCATCGCGTAAAAGTATCGTTCGACACAATCTGTCGAGTGTAGACCTTTTGCACCTCCTCTTCGCCGACGACACGATGACCATGATTCTTGATGTAGTTGCATTCGGCGAGTTTGTTGAGCTTGAACGTCGTAAACTCGCTCTCCAGTTGAGCGTTCGACACGATCGTGTAGTTGTAGTTGAGGACGGCGGCCTTTAGTATTTCGGGCCGTTTCTCGTAGAGGAACGAGACCAGAGCGCTGCCCATGGGATATAGTATCTTGTCCTCGTAATCGGCGTGCACGATCTCGTCGATGGTCTTGTCGCGGTAGTTGCGCAGATTGAAGTAGTCGCGCCAGAAGCATTTGCGGAAACCGAAACGGTTCGCGGCCCCCTCGAGGTACCAATGCGAGTTTGGCTGATGCAGCACCCGATGGTTCGTGCTGTAGAGGAGACAGTGGAACAGCTCGTGCCCGAAAGCGCTGGGTATTGCGTCGTTCTCGAAGAAAACGCTGGCTTGAATCCTTTGCGGTTTGTGTTGGTAGAGAGCGATGCCTCCGTTGTCGACGCGAATCGTCTTCAAGAGGCCGGTGCGAACGTATTCGCTGCGGTTCTTGTACACGTACATGTCCATCGTGAATATGGTGTGCGTAAACGAAACGTTCAGTCTCGACCACAACCCTCTAAAGTTGCCGTACACAAAGTCGCACTCTTCCTGCATCTTGTTGAGCACGTCGAGGTCCCGAATGTTATGGTGTACGGTGACGTTGACGGGGCCGCTCTTCAGTATCGTCGTGTTGGGAAACTGTTCCGTCTCGATGCTCTCGTACAAACCGTCGAACCTCTTTCGGTCGAGATCTTTCAATTTCGATACGTAATAAATGTACGCCTCTTGCTTGACGTGCTCGCGTCTCATCGTGGTCAATGGGTAGTCGAGGGTGAGGGATATTAGGCGAACGGCGGCGTCGTCGATTTCTGCAACAAAACGACGCGAATATCGTAATGAACGTCTCAGGTGGGCGTACGTCGCCAGCAGCGTCTTGAGCCGCGACGACGGCTGCGTCCAGATTATGTAGTTGTTGAAGAAGTTTTGATACCCTACCCAGTCGTCTTTGAAATGCAGCACTCCGTGATAGTTGGCGTACAGTTCGGCGACAGCTTGGTACACGGCGTCGCCGGCCAATTGCATGCCGCGCGTGATTCCGCCGTCCACGCGCACAAACTCTTCGAGGTGATGCGCCACCGCGCCTATGGTCCGCGGCTGCGGCGCGTACCGTTGAATGTCCGACATCAGCTCTATCCATTGCGTGAAGCGACGCAGTTCGGCGATTTTCGTAAAGTTGAATCTCTCGCCCTCGAACTTGGAAATGATGCTCTTGGCGTCGCAAGAGCTGCCTTTTTTGAATCTTATGGCCACGCAGTTTTCTCGATAATCCTTGAGGTTGTGGTCGGCGTCGGCGACGACGAATGTCACCATCACCGCGACCACCGCCGAAAGGGTAACCAACAATGACGAAGACAATAGTGTTGTCATGATTGATGATTCGTTTTGAATAGATAAACTCGGCGACGATGATGTGTTTTATAGCAGCGAATTTTTTTTAATAAGCACCATTAAAATTTTATTGCAATGCTCGTCGATAAATTTGCATTGTCCGCGATCAGAATGTACGATAAAATCGAGTCGTTAACTAGCGCATTCGCCGATTTGCGTCGTTTCGTCGAAACGCATGTCAGCGAACGCGACTACTTGGGTCTGGGCTACAAGAGTCGCGATAAATTTGTCGATGACGTTGTCGACGCGGTGGTCTATTTGCATTTACGTAATGAAAAAATTAAATCCAAAATATGTTGTCCCGACGACGGAGAGACTCTCAACGTCGGCAGCGGCAGCGCGCACGCGTCGCGACGACTCGTCAACATTAACCAGTACAAGTGCAAAAATTGCGGCACCATAAATAATTTTTGCACGACGACTCAACTATACAATTTCAACGAAAAGGACGAAGAAAACGCCGACGGCGGCGGCGACAACAACGACAACGACGACGACGACGAAAACGACAATAGTGATGATTACGAAGACGACGATATAATCATCGACGAGAAGCATAGAACGCACATTCGACGAGACGCCATACTCTTTATATCAAAATGGACAATTTTCAAATTGGTCACGGAACTGTTTCTCTGGGCCCGATGTTGGTTCTGGGGCTATTGCGAGAAACCTTGGTACATTTTGTGGAATAGAAAAAATAAAATTCTAAATACTGTTAAGTAACCACTCAGTCTCGTCTCGTATTCGAGAATATATAGTCGTCGTTCTCACCATCATTGTCAACGAATACTATAATTTTTATCATCGTCACGGTCGTCACTAACATTGTCATCGTCATTATGAAAAAGCGAATAGCCGCATTGACACAAAAAGAGTCCAATCTCAAGACTCAATACGAAAACAAAGTGATTTCCATTTTGAAAAAGGGCAAGATCGACGAAGAGACGCGCAACGAAATGACCGTCATGATGGCCGAGCAGTTTGGCATCGAAGAGCAGCTCTACTCGCTCAACCACTACGGCGACAAGCGGCGGCGTAAAGACTTTGTCAACGACCTCAGCGAATTCGAATTCACCAACGACGAAATCGAAGAGATGCTCAAAAGCAGCGACGATGATTTTCTCTTGAAAAAATACAAAATTTCCTCGCAACCGCAGTCCATTCAAAAGACATTCGAAAAAAACAACAAGAAATTCATCAAAATCCTCAAACAGTTTATAGAGAAACGCAACGTGTATCGCAAATGTGAAAACGATAGTCTTTTGGAGGAACTCGTATTGTTAAAGTGTAATCTAATTAAACATTTGTCCATCATGTCGAAATTGTTGATAGTAGAGAATAAAAAATAAAAAGTTTATACAATGTACACGTATATTTTATTTCAAAAATAATCCGAAAATACAATAGGACCCGCACCGTTTTCGTTGAAGACGGTGATGATTTTCTCGACCATGGCCAATTTTTGACTGGTGTCGCCGACTTGTTGAATGGTGACGGCGAAATCGTTGCTCCGCTCGCACTTTAGAAAATCTTCATAGTTTTGAAACGTGGTGATGGCGCCGTCGTTGTACATCCTGTCCTCGCACAACGCAAGCGTGTCGATTTCGCCGTGCATCATGAAAATTGGACAGAAATGGTCCTCCAACAATTTTTCGACGACGTTATTGTCGTGTTCCCCGACACTTGTCAGCGCCAACGTGTATAGAGCTATTTGCATTTTTACAAAATAAAAAAAAAACTAATGATCAAATATCCAACTCTTTGGCGGAGGAGGTAAAAGTAGATTCTCTTCGTTGTTGTGCCAGTACGAAGAGTTTCTAAAAGTGGATGTTTTTGTTGGTGTTGCTGTTGCTGTTGTTGTTGTTTTCGGCGGTTGCAGTACAATGGGTCTATTATTTTTCGGCACGGCATAATATTCCTGCGGCGGCGCCGTCGCTGATATTGACTCTAATGACGTCGAAGCCGATAAGTGCGCAGTAATTTTATTATCGTCGTTTTCTTCGTCGTAGTAGTAATGCGACGACGTGTAAATTTCGTGCAATTTCCACAACGTGTACCCGTTTAGCGTCAAGAGCAGCATCAAAACGAACGCCAGCTCGAATCGGTTCAGTTTTAAAAAAGTCAACTCGTCGCTATAGTATTCCTTTCTGCAGAGCGCGCAATATGCAACTTCCGCGATCCGATAGCAGTTTGCGTTGAAAGCGACGCTATTGTAGTCGATACGCACGATGCCGTTCCAGCACACGGATTCGCGGTCGTGTTCGCGGACGTAGGCGTCGAGCGCGGGGATGTGGCCGTACTCGACGACCCAGTTGTACGTGCAGATGAGCACTATCACCGTCAGCGTCGCGTGCGACGCCAACAACGTCAGAAACACGAGCAGATATTGAAGCAAGTGCAGCTTCTCGGTGAGCAGTATGCCGCCGGCGACGATGATGAGGTTTACGCCGTAGACGAACACGAATCCGCTGCAGTTGAAAACGGGCGAACCGTTGGCGTAGTCTATGAGCAGGGCGTAGCTCGATTCCGCGATGCCCGCTATACCGAGCACCGCGAACGCGACGCCGACGACTAGGGTCACGACCGAGCGCGCCATACAACTAAGTGTCACCGCCGCCATGTTTCTACTGCTAATGATCGTTTGCGTGGTGATATTTTTATTTTTACTATGCAAACCGATTTACGACGCCCACTCGGAAATCAAAAAGTCCCAGACCGAGTACAACGACACCGTCGACGATCGTATCAGCTATATGCGCAATGTGTTGCAGCGTAGGCGATTCGTTCCGCTCAGCGCTCTACCCAATATCGTCTTCAACACGAATCTGGGCACGATCAACGAGGGCGAGACCAAGTGTCTGTCGGTGCCGGTATACGTGGGGTTCTCGAACACGCCCAACTTTGACTGCACCGCGCTCTGCGACAATCCCGCCGCCGTCTACTTTTACGTCGGCGAATACGACAAGTTCGTCATCAACGGACAAATGTTGCTGCGCGGCGGCTATTGCACGACGAGCAGCGTGCCGCGAAACTGCAACCGCGAGACGAGCGTGATCATCCACAGCTTGAATCAGTGGTCGTGTATCGCCGAGGATCCCCGCTACTTTGGCGGATTTCAAAACATCAACCAGGTGGCGGGACGGCAGCACATTGATCGGATCGCGCCCGGTCAGGCGAATCGCAACGTCCTGTTCGATCGACTGCTCGGCGTCGAAGTGGACGTCACCCGGAACACGTTTCGCAGCCACTGGGACGAGGAGATGCCCGACGGCAGCGGTCGCCGTTTCGAGATGCGCTGCAACGCCCTCGACGATCACAACAACAGAATGTTCGTCAATCCCTTCAATCCGATCGAGTGTCTGCCCAACGTTTGCACCAACGTCAACTTTGTGATGCCCGAAGTCCGGCCAAACTTTGAGACGGGCGAGTGCGAGTGCGGCGACTTTGAAGTGACTCGAGTTCGTCACCTGGATCCCGACGACAAGACGTCCATGTGCGCCGCCGTTGTGGACACGTTTGACGAGCGCACGCTGTCTCTGCAGTACCGCGTCGATTGCATGAACCTCGACATGCCCGTCGAAAAGTACGACCGGAACATGCTGTGGTGTCCCTCGAATATATTCAACCAGAACACGGACAACGCGTTCCTCTTCACCGTGCCCGGCTCGTTTCCCATCTCGGGCAACGGTCTCGACGAACCCACCTGGCGTCTCTACATGGAGATACGGAGTCGTATCGAGTTCAACGTGGTCCGTCCCCGTCCGCCCGTATAGACGATGAATTCTCTAAGTTAATAAAATGCACAATATAGTTTTACTCGTACTGCTAGTGATCCTCATCGCCGTCATATACAACAACGTCGCGCTACTGCAGTACGTACAGCAAGATTACATTCCGGTCGTGCAGACGTTCGACAACAGCGATGTGCCCCTGATCGAGCCGCCCACCGAGATCATCATCGACGGAAACCAATACGAATGCCACAAACAGCTCACACCGTGTTCGACGCATCAAGATTGCGACATATGCCGAGAGGGTCTCGCCAATTGCCAGTATTTCGACGACAAAACGTTGATCACGATCACGCACGACGACGGCGAGCAGCAAGAGTTCACCATCGAGCCGGGCGAATCGTACTGCATGGCGTTGGATCGCGAACGCGCCCGATCCTGCAATCCCAACACGGGCGTGTGGATCCTCGCCGAGAGCCCCGTCGGCTACTCGCTGCTGTGCAGCTGTCTGACGCCGGGTCTCGTCACGCAGCTCAGCCTGTACCACGATTGCGACATCCCCGTCGGCTGCCAGCCCCACGGCCAAATCGTCAGCATCAACGAGAGTCCGATGCGATGCTCGTGCGAGGTCGGCTACGTGGCCGACTTCAACGCCGACACGCAGACTCCCTTCTGCAGAACGCGTCGAATCCGAGACGTGATACAGAACAGCGAGTTCTTTCCGCACGCGCCCTGCCCCGCCGGCTACATTCCCATCGAGCACCCCGGTCTCGATCCCGAGTACTTGCGCATGACCATCGCGAGAAACGCTTGCGTGATCGATCCCTGCTCCGTCGATCCCATCAGCGGACAGAGACACGAAGGCTATCTCGTATCGTACACGCACGAAGGCCAAGAACGACACTTTTGCAACTGCCCCGTCGACAACAACCTGTTCGGCGTGTACAGCGACCAGCCGACGATGCTGAGGACGTCGTCGGAACGGTTGGTCAACGCATGCCTGAAACCCTTTGTCAATATCGCGATGGTACCCATCATCGAATACAAATGGTTCTGGGGACACATCGATCTTTACGTTTCGGACGACGACATCGTCGCCTTCGTCGATCACTTTAGAGTCACTTCGCCGAAATACCATAGAATGATGTTTCCCCTGTTAAAACCCCATCCTCACGTTCCGTGGGACATTTCAAACTTGTACGTTATGAAGTTTTCGTCGGCATTCACTCCCATCTTTGACGTGCTGCCCAGTCTGCAAAACACTTATACGCGATACTATTTCCAAAACTACACTCTCTGTTTCTATCCCGGCCTCGAGGGTAGGTGTATCGTCAACGGCTACATGAATTGCATCCGAAGACACGGCGTCGTTCAAGTGAACACGGCCGAACGCTTCTCGGACAAACAGTGTATTTTAAGTCGAGACGGCCGATGGATTAGAGTGTGGCATCGGCCCCACGTCTACCGCAGCGGACGCTTCCCCGTCGCGCTATACGTCAGCGTCAGGTTTGTCTATTCCGGCGACAGAGACCACACGACGGTCCGTCCCGTCTTCGGCATCGACACCACCGCCGAGTACGCGGACATTTGGAACCAGCTCATACCGTTGCTCAACACGTACCATCACATCAGCATACAATGAACGACGTCACCGAGGCCCTGCAACTGGCTCGACAATTGGAAACGGCTCGACTGTACAACAAAGCCGCGGCGTGCCACAATCTCGCCATACACTTTTTGACATTGCTCAAGACTAGAAAACTCGCCCGACCCCTGTTGGAAATGTGCGATCGAAAAATTCTCCACTGCGTCCGCGAAAGGAATAGAATCATCAAGTTAAACAAACAAATTGTATTGAAAAAATATGTTTTATTAAAATGATAATTATAAAAAATAGTTGTTTCGATGACAATGCATATAGTTTCGTCGAAACGGCAAGGGGAACGAATCGTTACCCTTGTCTTTTCGGCGACAATACGTATCATTTCGACGAAAAGACAAGTTAATGTTAAAACTAAATGTTAAAAAGTTAATGTTATACAAAACATATTGTAAAAAATTATGCAAAGCAAATCTTCAACGAAGTGGTGTGATGGATGAACATCATGGGCACGGCGTTGTGGCTCGTCGAGTTGCCGGCGGCGATCAATTTTGAAATCACCTTCTCCACCGATTCCTTCACCTCATTTTTGACGAGGTGGCTCCCGCTGCTTTTCTTTTTGTTGACGACAATGTCGGTGTCGTCCTTTGTGCTCAAAGTGCGAATGCTAAACTCTTCGTCGTGATAGTAAAAGTTTTTCGGGATGGCGCCCTCGTTCGTCTTGTTCGTCATCGTGGCGTCCAAATACACCACCTCGTCGGCGTTCATAATGGGAATCACTTCGTTGCTAATGTCAGGTTTGCCGTCCATGCGATTCACTATCGTCGCGTTCACGACAACCGGCAACGCCTTCTCGTCTTTCATTTTAATTTTGTTCGAATCGGTAATGTTGTTGACAACGCTGCTGCTGCTGGCGTCGTTGGAAGTGTTGAACACTTCCCGCAGTATCGAATCGGGTATCATGGTCGGCGAGGTAATCGACACAACTTTCATCGTCGCCGATTCAGTGGTGGTGGCGGCGGCGGTAACATTTTCTTTGGGCGTCGTAGTCGCACCGGTTTCGTTGTTGTTCCTCTTTTTGTGACGTGGAGGATTCTTGCACGTTTTTGGAGGCATGTAGCTCAGCTTCTTTGTGTTGAGGGGATTGCACGAGTCGGTAAAGTTGCTTTCGATCACTGGATTCTTGATGAAAACGTGCGTCTGTTCGAAGGCGTCCATCAGTTTCTCCTTCTTGAGCAGCACGACGCGTTTCAGTTTGCCGGCAGTGTTGAGGGCCAGGTAGGCGGTTCGGTTGTTCTCGAACTGCTTCACGATGAAACGATTGTCGAAATCGTCGTAGATCTCGGACCACAGACATTCGCCGTTGGGCAAGAGCGCCGAGTATCCGTAGCCGC